AGGTCATTAGCAACATCTAAAGTGAGGTTATTAGAACTAGCTACAGTTAAATTAGTACCATCACCCTCAATCTTTTCACCTGCATCTCCAAACACCATTCCTACATCATTTGGAAGATGTACATCTGTAGTTGCTGTTAAATTAATTTTAGCTCCAGACGTTACAGTCAAGTCAGTGTTATCACCTTCTATCTTTTCACCAGTACCAAAAGTAATGCCTACGTTAGCAGGTACAACAACATCTGTAGTTGCTGTTAAATTAATTTTACCCCCAGACGTTACAGTTAAATCAGTGCTATCACCTTCTATCTTTTCACCTGTACCAAAAGTAATGCCTACGTTAGCAGGAATAACCACATCTGTAGTTGCTGTTAAATTAATTTTACCTCCAGACGTTACAGTTAAATCAGTGTTATCACCTTCTATCTTTTCACCACTACCAAACAACAATCCAATGTTAGCAGGAATAACTACATCAGCAACGGCAGTAAGATTAATATTATTACCAGCAATAGTTAAATCTGTACCGTCACCCTCAATCTTCTCGCCAGCATCGCCAAAAACTATGCCTACATCATTTGGAAGATGTACATCTGAAGTTGCTGTTAAATTAATTTTAGCCCCAGACGTTATAGTTAGATCAGTGTTATCACCTTCTATCTTTTCACCAGTACCAAAAGTAATGCCCACGTTAGCAGGTACAACAATATCTGAAGTTGCTGTTAAATTAATTTTAGCCCCAGACGTTATAGTTAGATCAGTGTTATCACCTTCTATCTTTTCACCACTACCAAACAACAATCCAATGTTAGCAGGAATAACTACATCAGCAACGGCAGTAAGATTAATATTATTACCAGCAATAGTTAAATCTGTACCGTCACCCTCTATTTTTTCTGCGTCATTACCAAAAGTTAAACCAACATTAGCGGGGAGATTAACATCATTAGTAGCTGCAAGTTCTATATCACCGCCAGAGTCTAGTGTAACTGTAGTACCTGCAAGCTCTGCTGTACCGTCTGCTGTAATTTGAATGTTCCCAGCTGCAGCATTAGTATCTGTTGTTACAATACTTAACGTACCATTTTCACCCACTGTAAACACAGCTGTATCATTGGTAGAGCCTGTCATCGTAATGACTTTGCCATTCACAGCTACATCATCTACTGTTAGGGCTGCTGCTGTAACAGCGCCAGAAAACGTCGATGCGTCATCTGCTGTTATTTTACCTACATGTATATCTGCATAATCATCTATGGATACGTTACCTGTAGTAGTCCCTGCTTCTGTGTTAGCAAACACGGTGGCAAATTCGTCTGCAGATTCATCCCAAATAAAACCTCTATTAGCTGTATTACTATCTGATCCATCACCACGAGTAATAATTATGCCTTGATCATTTGCGCTTCCTGTATACGTCTGTCCCAATTTTATTAAATGGTCGGTGACAGTTAAATTAGTAGTTGCTATAGTAGTTGTCGTACCATTAACTGTAAGATCGCCTGTAACTGTTAAATTATCTGAAACAGTTGTTTCTGAAGTGCTATGCCCTATAACTATAGCGGTTCCTGATATACCTGTACCTATAGAAACAGACTCACTTGAGTTTGCAGTGTCTATAATAAGGTAAGCATCTGATCCTTGTTTGATTGTAAGAGCCGTTGCAGAATTGTCACTTACGGCTACATTAATATCTGTAGCATCTGCACTGATAGAATCTAACGCAATGTCTCCTACATTAGTAATGTTGTTATCACCAAAACTTACGTTATCCCCAAATCCTTTGTTTGTAAGAGTAGCAGTTGAAGCTGTTGAAACTAAATTAACATTACCACCAGTGCTAGGTAGTGTTAAAGTATTTGAAGCACTCTCTGAGTGTGGTGCGCTTTGGAGTGTTTGTGCATGAGCATTTGAGCTTTCACAATAAAATTTTATTTGGGATGCTGTACCTGCGTTCTTTAAATCAATTAATCCTGATTCAATGCCAACGTTCCCATCAATTAAAACTTGACCAGTTCCTTTTGGAGTTATCTTTAAACTAATATTAGTGTCACCACCCGTTGCAGATATCTCAGGTGCGTTACCTGTTGCAGCATTTGTTATGTCAAACTGATTAACAGCAGATGACGTAGTTTGAAATATTATCTGCTCATTACCGTTTTCATCACCTATAAAATGTGCGTCATCTATAAGTATATTGTGGCTGTTAGTGTCTAGGTTCGCGCCTAACTGAGGACTTGTATCCTCAACAATATTTGCTAAATCTCCACTTGACCCAGTACCAGAAATAATAGCACTTCTAGTAATTTTCTTTAGCCCACCACCTGACGTATCTATTGCTATAAGCACGTCATTATCTGCAGCGGTGCTAATCTCGGACAAGGAACTTACAGCTATACTATTAAAGTTTGTGCCATCTGCTACTAACAAATTACCAGAAGTGTTTGTACCCATAGTAATATCGTCACCAGATACCGTTAAATCGCCTGAAACAACTAAGTCTGTACCAACAAACAACTTCTTAGCTATGCCAACTCCTCCGTCAACAATCAAAGCACCTGAAGTTGAGCTAGTTGAGTCAGTAGTAAGATTTAAGTTAACAGCCCCGCTTGTATCAAGAGTTGTTACAGTTGCTGCAGCAGCAGAGCCAGACCCAAGAATACCATCTAACGTACCAGTAAATCCAGTAGCTGTTATTTGGTCAGTTGCAGTAATACCATCAACATACAAGTTAGCCCAACGAACACTGTTTGTACCAAGATCATCAGTGCTGTCTGTATCAGAAACAATATTTGAACCACTTGTAATTCCACCAGTTGCTACCTGTGTAGCTGTAGTGGTTAAAACGCCTACCTGTGCCGTAGTGCCACTAATCTCAACATTGCCGTTAATATCAATTAAAGTTGAAGTTATATCTATTTCATCATCTGCAGCTATGCTCATATCTCCATCAGCAGTTGAGCTAATGTGAATCGCAGCGTCACGAAAGATTAACTTTTTGTTTGTAGCTATTGTGGAGTCAGCATTACTAGCAAACCCCCCATTAAAAACCGTAGCAGCAGTGGTAGTTAAAACACCTGTTACTAAGGTTGTGCCATCAATTACAGCATCGCCCGTCACATCGAAGTCATCACCGACAAACAGATCGGCAGCGACCCCCAAGCCACCCCCAACAATTAGGGAGCCAGAAGTTGAGCTACTTGATGCAGTGGTGTTAGAAACAGTTAGTACACCCGCAACATCTACAATGCCTGAGAAGTCACCCGTAGCTGCGTCTAGCTCGCCTGTAATGGTGAGGTTTCTTTGTCCTGTTGTATCTATATTTGCATCTGTGGTAACCACTTTAGAAGCGATTGCTGTGCCAGCAGTTAGGCCATCTAGCAACTCTAGCTCGGCTTCGGATATTACTGCACCAGAACCCAATGTGATCGTGCCTGAGACTTCTAAGTTACCATCAAGGTCAACAGTTGTGGCAGTAATGTTTACATCACCCGAAGAATTTATAGCAAGATTAGTGCCGTCACCTTCTATCTTCTCACCTGCATCCCCAAACACCATGCCTATGTTATTGGCTAAATGTACATCTGAGGTGGCAGCTAGGTTAATTTTAGCCCCAGAAGTTATGGTAAGGTCAGTGTTATCGCCTTCAATCTTCTCGCCAGTTCCAAAAGTAATGCCCACGTTAGCAGGTACAACAATATCTGAAGTAGCAGTTAGGTTAATTTTAGCCCCTGACGTTATGGTCAAGTCAGTGCTGTCACCCTCAATTTTCTCGCCAGTTCCAAAGGTTAACCCGACGTTAGCGGGTATGACTACATCTGCTACAGCGGTAAGATTAATGTTATTACCTGCGATAGTGAGGTCTGTGCCGTCACCTTCTATCTTCTCTGCGTCATTACCAAAAGTAAGACCTACGTTGGCAGGGATGTTAATGTCTACCCCAGCTGTGAGGTTCATGTCACCATCGGCTGCTAAATCTAACGTGGCATCTGCACTCGAACTAACGGAAATAGCAGAATCTCTAAACATGAGTTTGTTTGCAGCATTTAACGTCAAACCAGAACCATCAGTGTGCGTTAGTGTAGTGTCTGTATCTGCGCCAAAACCAAGTACTGCCCCGTCAGACTGCAAGGTTAGGTCATCATCTACAAACAAATCAGGTACAGCTAGGTCTTGAAGCAAGTCATAAACAACCCCACCAGACCCTGCTCCATCAGTAGCAATCATCTTAACTTGCCCATTAGCGATAGTTACGCTAGCGCCAGACCCTGAAGTTATAGTTATAGACTGCCCTCCAGTGGTAGCATTCTCAATTAACCAAACTTTTGATAATGTAAAAGTCCCTGCAGACCCTGCTGATATTGTTATTGTGCAAGTAGAATCTAATGCGCCTGTGTACTTTAAGTACATAGAACGCCCTTCGTCTGTTGCACCGTCTGCTATTACTGTTGCATGAGTATCTGCGTTTGTTGTAATCGCCTCTGTGCCGTAACTAAAAGCCTCTGCTACCAACTCCATGTTAGTATTTGTAGTAACACCCCAGGTTCCTGATTGCTCACCTGTCCCTATCTCTTCTAGCCGAAGGTCATTTTCAAAAGTACTTGCCATATTTTATACCTTTCTAGCCAATACGTATAATTGCTGTTGTATCAGATACTGCAGGAAATTCAACTTTGAATGTACTACTACTTGAAGTTTTGTCTGCTCCAAAGTCTAATACTGCTACAGCAGGGTCAGTCCCACCTGATTTATATATTAAAGCGCCTCTTGCTGTTATAGTAGAACTAGCCCAAGAAGAGTCAGAAAAATTTAAAAATGCGACTGTGCCTGAAGTGCTATTAGTAGGGTTAGTTCCTATTGTTAATGTATTACCACCTGCTGTATAACCTGTGCCTGAGATTTCGTTTGTAGTAGAATAAGCTGTTGTACTAGCGTTCAGCGTTGCACTTGAAGTATACAAAGCAATTTTAAAAGATTGAGAAGTATCACTACTAAAATCCATTTCTCCGTTTAATAGAGCCACTTTAAATGATGTGCATAAAAAATTACCAGTAAAAGCCATCTTACCTCACGTCTGCTCTTGGTTGCCCTGAACGATAATAATCTTGAGCTAACTTACCATCAGCTGTGTTCTTTAGCAACGAAATCGAGTCAAGAAACATTTTATCGTAGTTCTGTATAATATCAGGTTCGCTTTTTTGAAATCTAGCAGCCTCTACTAATGCAGCATTTAACAATGCGTAATCAAAATTATCTCCTAAGTATGTGCCACCTGCTGTCACTATAGACGTTGGATATTTAGCGTATATATGTTCTAATGTATAATTAGCGTCTGGAATTGGAGAAAACATAAATTTTATTTTATTGCCTGAAGTGCTGTGATAAGCATAAAACTTTGGTAGCCCACGTTTAGCAGTTGTAGTTACGGGATATGCTTCTCTTAAAAAGTTTACATCTTTGTTTAATAAAAAAGTCTGAGTATCATTATTTACTATTGCTAAACTATAAGTGTATAAATACCCATCAGGTGTAGTATACAGCTCATTACCAGCGGTTAAACTACTACTATCAACATTACGCATAGCAGCAATATGAACCATATTATAAATTCTTTGTTCTGCTTGTTGAGTAAACAATGCTAACTGATCATCTGAAAAAGATGTTTCGCATATATCCTGAATATTAGTTTTTAACGATGTATAATTCATATTTTAACTCGTTGTTACTGTTACTTCGCCTATTGCTCCTACGGCAGCTAGTTTGTTAACTGATAACCCGTAAAAATTATTCCCATCCCCTACAGGATTCCACCCCCATTGCACGTTCCTACTACTATCACGTCCCGCAAAATCTGGGCGTGGGTTTTTTAAAGCTTGAGGGTCCTCTACAGGAAACATACCTAGTTTATTTTGTGGATGATCACCATCAAAACACTCAGGACAAGCTAGAATGTTAGTATCCCTACCTCTAACAACTTTACTCCGCAGCTCACGTAGTTTGAATTGAAACCCACAAACATCACATTCTGCTATTGCCTTTTTACTAGATGCGAACTTTTTTGTCATATCCTTCCTACTCTTGGCACAAAATGCTCAGACGTTTTATCTCTATCTTCTCCTGCAGCAAGGCTATACTGCTCTTCGTAAATTGTTTTCAACATAGTTACACGCTCGGCTAATTCGGGCGTTTTCATAGCAATATAATAAGCTAATCCTGCTACTAAACAGGGTAAAAATCTAAAGTTCATATCCGCTGTTTCTACACCGCTACCAGCATCTTCTACTCTTCTGGCTCTCCAATACACGAAAGTAAAACTTTTGTTAGGCACAGGCCACAGATTAATTCTAGGCGCAGCGCGAAGTCTTTCTATCCAAACTTGAATTGGCCTACCTTGTGTTAACTTGTTAGGGATGGTAGCGTAAGTACTTACACCAATACGACTTATGGTGAGATCAGATTGAGTAGAAGTATTTCCAGAATTTTCTCTTATGACTTGATCTAATACGTCTATTGTATCTGAAGCTAAAGTATATTGAGAAGTGCCTGATGTAATGGACACTGTTTGCTCATCTATTGTCCATAGGTTAAGCCCACGATTTTGCCATTCTATCGTTAAAAGATTCATAGACCTACGAGCAGTACGTAGATCATAGCCTGAACGCATTTCACGTCCTGCACGTTCCCAAGCTTCTTCAGCAATCTCCGTGAAGTCCATATCAAATGCTGTAGTTCCTGAAGTAGCCATAAGTTATTTTGCTCCGAAAAACGTTTCTACTTCTTTTAACAAAACAGATTTACTTTTTCTTCTGTCCAGTTCAACGCTATGAGTTCTCATAGTCTCTTCTAATTCTTTCTTAGTCATGTTTTTATATTTAGGAGCATCAGAAGTATCTTTTTTACCTGATAGTTCTGCGAGAATTGTCAAAGCTCTATGATGTTTTCTTAATTTTGGGTCTACAATAGTTAGAGTACCGCTACTATCGTAAGAACCAATGTGGTAACGAGAGTTACCCCTTTCATCATCTTTAACGTAAATAATTTCTAGTTTTGCCATAGTTGTCTCCTAAGTGTATAAAGTTTTCTTACGTCTTTTTTCCATAATAGCGCCACACCCTCTAGCAATACTCCGTTTGCCTCGCGCTAAACCACCCTCCCTAAACTTGTCAGGGTTAAAACCTTTTGATAGAAAAAATTGTTTTAGACTCATACTGTCAGAAGCTGGGCCATCAAAGTACTCTTCCCTTAACTCTTTCTCTCTATCAGTCATCTTCGTCTCCTAGCTAAACCGCCATGCGCTAAACGCACTGTAGCAGGTTTTGTATTTTTTACCACTGTTTTTCCTTTTGCCCCTGCTCGCTTCTTTTTCTTTGCGGTAGTTGCTCTTTGGGATTGGCTAAGACTGCTAGCTTTACTTCTTGGTAAACACCTATCGGGATTCTTCTTATCTTTAGAAGTACCGCATTTACCTTTTATCTTACCGTCCGTACCAATACGAACCCAATCTTGTTTTACCCAATCTTTAAGCTCGCCCATTAGCTTTTCTTCTTCTTTTTACTGCCTTTAGCATAATTTGGGTCTTTGCAATATTTAGACGCAGCCATATTAGCATACGCGCTGGGGTAAGTGTCAAAAGTTCGTTGCGCCCACGATTTACCTTTAGGACAAATCTTACCCCCAGATTTATAATATCTACGCATATCTACCTCATCTTTGTAGGTCTTACACCTTTTTTAGCTATACCTGCGCCACGCACTTTACCACCTTTAGCCATGCCTTTTTTCTTCATCATGCCACCTTTAGCCATGCCTTTTTTCTTCATCATGCCACCTTTA